CATGGGAAGCAGATAAAGGAGATACAGAAGCTGGACGTGCTTTCAAAGAAGAACTAGATGCATAATGAATCTTATAGATAGAGTCATACTAGAATGGTCCTATAAGACCAAAAAAGGATATCCTGACATCAATAGTCAAGAGGATATGGCTTTGTTTGAATCTATGTTTGGTTTTGCATTAGGGGAATCTTCACTCGGACCCGCAGCACTTGCAGATGTAGCAAGCAACGGAGTAAATAAAGGTAAGCAAAGAATTGACATACTTATTAATAAAATTAAAAACAAAGAACCTCTCAGTATAGAAGATTCTGATAAAACCTTTATAGTGCACGATCCAGACGGATCAAAAGTATCTGAGCTTGAAAATTGGGATAAGTCAAAAGGGAGAGTAGTACTTAAAGATAAAGACGGTAATTCCATCACAACTTCTAAATTAGAAAAAACTGCTGAATTTGGAGGAGGAAAAGGATCTGGAGGAGGTTCTGATCAAACAGATATACAAGAGTCTAGTATGTGCGCTGTCTTAGCACTGTATTATAAACTAGGTGGATTAGAAGAAAACGATTTAACTCCTGAAAATCTAAAGTCTGTATCTAGTGATATAGACACAACTTCGAGTATAGAAAGTATTATTGAGTTTGTAACTAAGAATAAAAATTGGGTTCCTACATTTATTAAAACTGCTAATCTTCTATCTACATACTTAGGTAAAGGTTACGAGTATCACCGAGGGTCTTCTTTTACTGACTCTCTCTATGCTATGTGGATTAAACATAAGAAAGACAATGGATACTCTATGAAAAACGATAAATGGAATCCATCAGACATCTGGGCGGTTAAACCTAATGCAAAAAGTACAACATTAAACAGTACTTCATTAGCTGAGTATAATAATCAAATTTTAGATTTATATATAAATGGATCACTAAGAGGTATCTCACTTAAAAAATTAGGAACAGAAGCTTCGGTTAAACTACTAAACAAAGAAAGAAGCTCAGAAACAGAAGTACTAGACAACATAATATCTTCTCCTAACTCTAAAGATGCATATGTGCAGACAAAATCAGGAGCTTTACTCCAGCTTAGAACAACTGGAGGAAAATCTTTTCAAGGAGAATTAAAAGGTAAGACTGCTAATCAAGGTAAAATCGGAGGAGGAGTAATTAAATCTTTTCTAGGAAAAGCAGGACTAGGATCTATACCTTCACAGCAAGAATCAGCAGCCTTAGCACAAAAAGCTGATGATAGCTTTATTAGAGAATTAAAAGACCTTTGCAGTGAGTATTTTGATATTGAAGAAGAAGAGTTAAGATTAAAAACATTTGACTGGTTGAACTCCAAATACCAAGCTTTAAAATTAGCTAAAGTACTTAAAACAGGAGATCAGGATAAAGTATCAGAAGCATTAACAGATATAGTTAATTACGCTAGCTCTCAAAGTTCGATTTCTTCTGTGTATTTAAAAGTTAGTTAGTTATGGCAAAAGACATAAAAAAAATAATAGCACAAGAGTATATCAAGTGTGCTAAAGATCCAGCATATTTTATGCGGAAATACTGTTACATACAACATCCCACCAGAGGACGTATACTATTTAACTTATATCCATTTCAGGATAAAGTATTACATTTATTTAGAGATCATCAATACCTAATCACTCTTAAGTCAAGACAGTTAGGTATATCTACTTTAGCTGCAGGTTACTCTCTGTGGCTAATGCTGTTTCATAAAGATAAGAACGTACTTGCTTTAGCAACAACTCAAGCTACTGCAAGAAACTTAGTTTCTAAAACTATGTTTATGTATGATCAATTGCCAAAATGGTTGAAGCTACCTGCTTTAGAGAAAAATAAATTATCTTTAAGACTGAAGAATGGATCAAAAATTACAGCTAAATCTTCTAACGCCGATGCCGCAAGGTCAGAGGCAGTATCACTACTGCTTATCGATGAGGCAGCCTTTATTGATAACATTCAAGAAACGTTTACAGCAGCACAACAAACCTTAGCAACAGGTGGGCAGTGTATGGCATTATCAACTCCTAACGGAATAGGTAACTGGTTTCATCAAACATGGGAAAAAGCTGAATCAGGAGAAAATAGTTTCCTACCTATCAGGTTACCTTGGACAGTGCACCCTGAAAGAAACGAAGAATGGAGAGTACAGCAAAACGCAGATTTAGGTCCACGAATGGCAGGACAGGAATGTGATTGTGATTTCTTAGCATCTGGAGATACAGTATTTGAACCTGATGATATGTTATTTTACGAACAAACGTACGTTAAAGATCCATTAGAAAAAAGAGGTGTAGATGGTAACTTATGGATATGGGAAGGAGTAGATTATACTAAATCATACATGGTAGTAGCAGACGTTGCCAGAGGTGATTCTGCCGATTATTCAGCATTTCATATCTTTGACATAGAAAACTGCGTTCAGGTAGGCGAGTACAAAGGTAAACTATCACCTAAAGACTACGGTAACGTATTAGTAGGTATAGCATCAGAATATAACGATGCACTTTTAGTAGTAGAAAACGCAAATATAGGTTGGGCAACTATAGAACAGATATTAGAAAGACAATATAAAAATCTATACTACAGTTCTACTTCACAAATGGAAACAGTAGAGTCCTACATGACTAAGTACGAACGTGATAAATTGGTACCTGGGTTTACTATGTCTGTAAGAACACGTCCGCTAGTAATTGCTAAGGTGATAGAATACATAAGAGAGAAAGGTGTTACACTTCAGTCTAAGAGGTTACTAGGTGAGATGAGAGTATTTGTATGGAAGAATGGAAAACCACAAGCACAGACTAATTATAATGATGATTTATTAATATCATGTGCAACAGCATTATATGTTAGAGATACTGCATTAAGATTAAGACAACAGGGCATGGACTTAGCAAGAGCACAGTTATCATCTTTTCAAAATTTAAACGCTAAGAACAAAGCTGTTATGAAATCAGTTGGAAACCAGCAAAATAATCCGTATATTGTAGATAATGGGTATGGACAAGAAGATATATCTTGGTTGTTATAAACCTGCTATTTATAATATATATTAAACAAAACTGATCATTAATGGCTGATAAATCATTATTTACTAGACTACAGAGATTATTCTCTTCTGATGTTATAATTAGAAATATAGGAGGAACAGAGCTTAAAGTAGCCGACGTTAACCGAATTCAGACTACAGGTAACTACGAAACAAATTCTCTAGTAGACAGATTTTCTAGATTACACTCTTATAGTAACGCAAATATATTTAACCCTAATCTTAATTACCAAACATTAAGAATACAGCTATATTCAGATTACGAAGCAATGGACACAGATCCTATTATAGCTTCAGCATTGGATATATTATCAGATGAAGCAACATTAAAAAATGATCAAGGAGAAGTACTATCTATAAAATCTTCAGATGAAAATATTCAAAGAGTACTTTATAATTTATTTTACGACGTCTTAAACATAGAATTTAACCTATGGTCATGGACACGAAATATGTGTAAGTATGGAGATTTCTTTTTAAAATTAGAGATAGCAGAGAAGTTTGGAGTATATAATGTACTTCCTTACACAGTGTATAATATGAGCAGAAATGAAGGATTAGACCCAGAGAACCCTGCTAAAGTTACTTTTGCTATTGACCCAGATGGATTAGCAAGCAGTCAAGATCCAAGCACATTATATCAGAAAAAAAATGATAAAGTAGTACACTTAGATAATTACGAAGTAGCTCATTTTAGATTAATATCAGATACAAACTACCTACCTTACGGTAGATCATTTATCGAACCAGCTAGAAAAATATACAAGCAGTTAACGTTGATGGAAGACGCTATGCTGATACACCGTATAATGAGAGCACCAGAGAAAAGAACATTTTTCGTCAATGTAGGTTCAATACCACCAGCAGAAGTTGATCAGTTTATGCAAAAAACTATCAACACTATGAAAAAGACTCCTTATATTGATCAAAAGACAGGTCAATATAACTTGAAGTTTAACATGCAGAATATGATGGAAGATTTCTATATACCTGTAAGAGGAGGAGATGCTTCTACAAGAATAGAAACTACTAAAGGTTTAGATTACGATGGTACTAACGATATACAATACTTGCAGTCTAAAATGTTTGCAGCACTTAAGATACCTAAAGCATACTTTGGATACGAAGGTGATTTACAAGGTAAAGCTACATTAGCAGCAGAAGACATTCGATTCGCTAGAACAGTAGAAAGAATACAAAAAATATTAGAATCAGAATTAACTAAGATAGCTTTAGTACATTTATATACTCAAGGATTTACAGGTGAAAATCTTACTAACTTTGAAATAAAGTTAACTAACCCGTCTATTATATTCGAACAGGAAAAAGTAGCTCTACTAAAAGAGAAGATAGATTTAGCTAACCAAATGAAAGATTCTAAACTGTTTGCTACAGACTATATATACGACAATATATTTAATCTCTCTGAAGATCAATATATGGAGATGAGAGAACTAGTAAGAGAAGATGCTAAGAGAGTATTTAGATTAGCACAACTTGAAGCAGAAGGTAATGATCCAGCTAGCTCAGGTAGATCATACGGTACACCTCATGATTTAGCATCTATGTACGGTAGAAGAGCAACAGCAACCGAAAAGACAGCTAATGTACCATCAGGGTATAATGAAATAGGACCTGAAGGTGGAAGACCGAGAGAAAAGATGTCTGTATATGGTACAAATGCTGATCCATTAGGAGGTAGAGATAGATTAGGAGTTCAAGGCATGCAAGGAGGATTTCCATCAGATAACGAAAATATAATGGAAATAGATAATACTAAAGCACAAACAGTATTCCATCAGATTAAAGACTCTTTTCAGAAACAAATGATATATGAAAAGAAAGACAATAACGAGTCTACTTTATTAGACGAAAATCAACTTAAGGATTTAGATAACTAGACCATATTTATATATAGCAACCGTATATTATGAAGATAAAACATTCAAAGTTTAGAAATACAGGTTTGATTTACGAACTGCTTGTAAAACAAATTGCAGCAGATACGTTATCTAAACATAACTCACCAGCTTTAGAAATCTTAAAAGAGTTCTTTACCGGAGGGAGTATGATCGGAAAGGAATTAAAACTATATGAGTATATACTTAAGAACAGAAACCTTTCTGAAGTAAAAGCAGAAACAGTAATCTCAACAATTACAGAGATATCAAGAAAATTAAACCAGAAGAAACTTAAAGAAGAAAAGTATAGGTTAATTTCATTAATAAAAGAGAACTACAGTGTAGAAGAATTTTTTGGCATACAAGTTAGAGACTATAAACCTTTAGCTGCAATGTACTGTTTATTAGAAGCACAGAATACAAACACTTTAGTAAACCCAGATTTTCTAGTTAATAATAAACTTACTATTATTGAACACCTAACATCTTCTAAGATGGCTAAAGAAGTAGTTAAAGAGACTTTAATAGAGGAATATTCAAAATACGAAAAAGACTTACGTTTACTTACGTATAAAATACTACTTGAAAAATTTAACAACAACTATAAAAATCTTCTACCAGAACAAAAGAACATACTTAAAGAATTTATTACATCAGTAAACTCGACTACTAGATTAAGGAACATAGTTAATGAAGAAATACTGAAAATTAAATCACAAGTAGAAGAACTGTCAATTAATGTAAAGGATGAAGTAGTGAGAATTAAACTACAAGAAGTAGTAAAGACTATTAAACCTGCAAAAAAGACAGAAAAAATAACAGACAATCACCTTATCAACCTAATGCAGTATTATGATTTAGTAAACGAAATGCGTTCACTATGAAAAAAAGTGTAGTAGTAAAAGCAGTAAAAGAGGTGATTGAAGAGCTGAGCACAACAGCAGGAGTAGGAGGATACCTAACTCCTTTTGCATTCAGTAAAAATAAAAAGAAGAATAATGCTACAAAGCAAGCTGAGAAGCTCGGTTATAAAGTAGTAAAGACAAAAAAAAGACCTTATAACACTAAAATGTTTGATTACTTAGATGAGAACAATACAAGAAAAATATAACGCAGTCGTAGAAGGAAACTTCTCTAAGACACAATTTTTAAGAGACGCTAAAAGAGAACTCTCTCAATTTATATCTCCCTACAGTGGATTCCCAGATACAGTATCAATCCTTAAATCTAAAGGTATGCTAGTAGAAGTGAAGTCTCCAGAATACGATAACCCTTCTCTAACTTACACAGAAGATGCTTTGAATAGAGGCATTGACTATGAGCTAGAAGAAGCAGGCATTGACTCAGCAGGAACTGTATCGGCAGAAGATAGACAAAAAGCACATGATAAAGCTAGTAAAAATTTAGCAAAAGATGCAATGCACTACCTTAACATATTAGCAGGTGAATCAGCAAATGTAGACAAGCATGATCAAATGGTTGAACCAACTGACAAGAACAAAGTTGATACTTTTAATGGATTAAAGAAAGCTGAATTAAAAGAAAATTACACCAAAGAAAAACTCCTAAAAAG